GATACCGTCAAGACGGTACTCCCCAACTTTATCAAAGAAAGGCTTACCATTCTCATCAGGAATTGATTCCTTAGACGCAGACCACTCTGGTTGGACGGACTCCATGTAATCTCTGAACGTAGAAAAGGCATCGCTCGCGACAACGTGGGCGTGCACCGCCTTAACCCCTAGTTTAGAAACAGCCTCGCTCAAGACTGGCGCAAAAGAGAAATCGCCATTAATAACCTGCCTCTTCACGTCGGAAAAGTTCAAGGCGAAGAATGATGGGCAGACGTATTCCTCAGCGGAAGCTGGTGCGACAACCTCGTCCTCGTCATCCGGGGCCTCAAGCTCCGAAACGTTGGGTGTAAAGTTCTCACCGGTCTTCCGTTTGCCACTACGTTTCCCACGAAGTTTGCTAGTTGCAGACTTCCCTTGCATCAAAACTTTTTCCTTCCGCTGCTTGGCCTTACTAAAGTCGCGAGCTTCTCCCTCACAACTCCCGTACATGTCTGAGTAGTGTGCTTGGACTTCCTCCTGGACCTTCTCCCACTTCTCTTCTTCAGAGTAGACCTCGTCAACCACGAACTTGAAGTCCTTCGGTTCCTTGTAATGCTCGTGATCGTAGTCGAAAGCTTCGCCCAAAGCCGCTCTCTTCACAATCGAATAAACCGAGTCATGATACAACCCCTCATAGCGCATGTAAGAGAAAATCATGTCGAAGTCGATCGCCACGTTGTAAGAGCCAACGCACGAACCCATGCGAACATCCGGCCGCGCGACGTGGAATGCCACGTATTTTGGAACTCCACCCACGTACCGCCTCACGACTCCTCCACTAGCACCTGGCTCCGTCGAAACCTTATGCATCACAATGCCGGCTTTCTGTGCAGCTGGCGCCTGAGGAGGCAACCGGCCTTCAGAATCAAACAGTACTCCTTCAACGCCTTGCCCGAACCGCATGTCAACCGCTCCGATAGTGGGAGCAGCGAAGTCCTTGCTACTCAAAGCCTTGGCGCCAATCGCAGCCCACTCATTGCCGGTGAGCAAAGCGACAGCGAAGTCAGTACCACTTCCCTCATAGTAATGCTCTGGAGTCCTAAACCTGTTGGCATCAATCTTCACTCCAGACGTTGTAGAGTTGCTCCCGCACAAAACGACGCTTTCTTTACCTTTCACAGAGTGAGCACAAAGAACGGCAACTCCTGCAATATTAAGGCCCATGCTGTTGTACACTCCGGAATCGGAAAACACCTTGAAGGTGCCTTTCCACAGGGACTGGTCAACACTCTCTTTAAGCTTGGCACCCGACAAAGCTGACTCGCCCACGCAAGTGGGCGGCTTGTACAGTTTCCATCGCGGCTCAAAGAAGATCCCGACTCCAGATCCAC